GTTCCATGATCGACTTTGCAAACGCACCTTTAATAATGCGGTCGCGGTCACTGTCTATATTGCCGAACGCAGAAAGATATACCTTTACTTTGCGCGATCCTTCGTCACAGTCTAGCAACTTCGCGCCAAATGATTTGAAGTTGTAGAGGTTTGATTGCCGGGTATTTTTTTCTGCTTTCATTGCACTGGTGGTTTAACTTCAAAAATCATGTTTGGATAAAGAATAGCTAACGCCTGTTCTGGTGTTAATATTCCTGCGCTCAATTCCTGAACGACTTTATCCGATAATGTTTTATTCACTTCCTTTAAAACCTCAATTTTTGATTTGTCGATAATTACCTTTTCGTCGGTTTTCAATTTATCGGCAAAATACTTATTGAGGTTATTAATGATGAATTCCGCCCAGGGAAGCACACAGTCAGTATAGAAAGCTTTTTTTGCTTCCGTCATGTTGCTGTACGTCTTATTTGCAGGATCATTGAACAATGACGAATCAATATTGTAAGTACTGCAAATGGTTCGGAGTTTGTCGATATTTGTACCGGTTAACTGTAAATCTTTAGGCGACATTCCAAACTCAAGGTATCTGAGCTTCGAATTTGATACCAATATTTTTCCAAATTTCCCGGCACCGGTTGTCCTACTGTCAAAATCGTCCTGAATCTTCTGCTGCTCAGTCGCAAGTAAAGGAATGTCGCTATCATTAGTTAGCATCCCTGAAATGCCCCTATTCTTAAAGATACTGGCTTCAGCTTCGGTTATGTTGTTCGATGCAGAATAGACATTGCGTAGGGGTTCAAGTGGCGAAAATCCTCTGTATGACTTCTCACCTTCTACGTCAACGATATTTGAAAGTTTAATATGCAGTATTCGATCCGGTGCGTAGTCGATATATTTGCCCTTCTCATAATAGCGGTAACTCTGTATATTCTGCGCACCATCTAAAATGATCTCAATGGATATATTTTTCAGCACTTTCAGCGAAACAAGGCGGTCTTCAAAGCCTACTGATACCTCGTTCAAAATAAACGCTTCACCGGTCAGCAGATTCAGCGCAAGTTCCTCAATAAACGACTGAGTTTTTTGATTCTCGTTCGGGGTTCCCCATATTTTATACAGTGAACCGGAAATTACCTGCTTTCCGTTTTTATCAATTGAATAATCCAGTCGGGAAATCGCCTGTGCAATCCGGGTAATGACTGCATATAAATAGGTATTACTTCCGTAACCGTACTTGATGTGATTATTGAGCGTGTTTGTAGTGGAGTAACCGTAATATGCCTGTGTCCAAAAATCAGGGGTAGTAAGTTTACCTAAGGCTGTTGAAGTCTTAGAAAATAGACCTTTAAGATTCGGAAACGTTACCTTCATCTTATAAATTTAGTGAGTGCATATCTTACAGGATCAATCAAATGGTTGTCTTTATCAACCGGAATGTTCAAAACATTACCTTCTTTATCTACCTGATACCTGTAATTCCTGAACTCATTTTGCAAATTTACACTTTTTCTACACAAATGCAATTTATATTGAAGAATTTTATTAACACCGTATTTCACAGAATCCGGCCCCTTTGTCGCTTCGATCACTGGCAACCCCATCAGTCTAAGCTCTACAATGCTCTTAGGCTCTGCGCTGTCAGCCACTACATAGGTATCAGTTCCGACAATATCCTTTACTTTTTGGTAAATGTCGGCATTCAATAGACCAGTTTCGTATAAGTGCTCCCGAAGATATAGATTTTTGCCCGATACAATCACCTCTACTAAGGTGCTTGGATCATTCGTAAATCCAAAGTCCATCCCGAAAACCCGCAGATCAAAACCAGTCGGCATTTCGTCGATCAGTTCGAAGTTCCTGAATACTGACTGCTCATTACACGCCCTTATGCCAAGTCCGTAAACCTTCCATCGAAAAGCATCAGCGGTTCCGGATGCGATATTTTCCGGGGTCGGTTCGTAGCTTTCAATCTCGCGGATGATCGACGGCTGAAGGTACTTGTTATTTTTGTAGGTAGTATGAGTGAAATAAACGTCCGGTTGATTCTCAAGGTCAAACACCCAATGTCGGGTTAGTTTCGGGTTCCAGTCCCCAATCATAAGCAACCGGCAACGCATCTTCAAGCCGTTCACCTTGCTTTTCCGGGTTTCAAGGATCTCATTAAAGAAAAGAATATCGGACGGGTAACCCTCTGCGTTTTCTTCGTCTTCCAGTCCCCGAAAGTGGAGGTAATTACCCCAAATATTGAAATCAGGTTTTTGCGGATTACTGATTTTTATTTCATTCTGAAGGTTACAGACTTTCAAAACCCCGTAAAAATCCTTTAGCGTGAAGTCTTTACAGTTGGTTAGCGTGTCCCTGAGTGCGTAAATTTCAAGTCCACGCCCCCGGTTATGGTCGCAAAATGCTATTATAAAATGAAACGCATCCCAGGTCTTTGATGATCGACTTCCCCCCTCATTCATTATAATGATCTTGTTATCCGGGGTTTTATTCTCAGAATAAATCTGCATCATCCGGTAACAAAGATTATTCGGGTCAAAGATCATTACTCAAGTTTTATCTTCTTGCCGTCGATTGCAATATTGAGCGTCTGTTGAATCGGGTTGCCGTCACTGGTAACGTCTAGTTTCTCCCCGTATTTTTTGGGGTTCATTTTTGATGCAGCCCACTTTCGAGCGTCAACCATTAACCTGGATCGTTCAACCATATCTCCGGTGGTTATCTCAACCCCGGTCGCTTTCTCAACTGTCTTGGTTCCTTCCCGGCAAGTGTCGGCTATTTCTATTATCTGTTCTACCAGTAAATCAGCCTGTTCACGTTTCGCGCGCGCGTATTGTGCTACAAACTTTTCATCTTCCCTAAGCCACTTCAACACAGTTGCTACACACGGCATACCTTCGGCATTACAAATAGTTCTTAGTGAATCGTTTGACGTTGATATACGTTCACAAATTAACTCCTTTACCTTTTCTTCGTCCTTATATTTTGCGTTACCGTGTGCCATAACTTACTGCTTACTACACTTCATTACACTGCTTTCTCCGGTCACTGTGTACGTGCTTACCTCTTCGACTGCCTGAATGTCTCCGGGTGAAGGGTTGCATATGCTCGTTGAGATGGTCGTATCTGAGGTAATTAACCCCCCGTTATCGTATTGCGTTACGTGCTGTCTGCAAATGTAGCACTCCTCTTCCGGGGTTACTGGCTTCATGCAACCGGTGAGGGCTGCCAGTGCGATAAATACTAATAGGATTTTCATAGGGTTAGTTTTTTGGTTGTAATACATTTTCAGTAATCCACAATTCGACCTTTTTCCGTATTCCGAAGATCCATAAAAATATACCAATAGGATTAGCGTTCAATCCTAAGTCCATAAGTTTCATGAGTAGGTTTTTCATATTCGATAGGTTTTGGTTTCATATTTATACGCAAATATAGCTATAATGTTTCAGAAAAGCAAACGCACCCGAACGAGTGCGCCTACCTAAACCAAAACCCTACAACTATGAATAGCAAAGATAACACTTTTTCGCACAAAGTCAAATAATTGACGTAAAAAATGATATTTGTCATGTTTTTGCGTGAATAAACTGGACAAAAAACCGCAGGGGCCGGTCAGCGTCTTGACTAATCGACCCCCGAAACCCTGTCTACCTATAGATTGGATAGATGAGTAAAAGTATCTCCCCGACTTGTGGCCACAATAGAACAACGGGGAGCGTTCGGCATTATCCATACGGTTACAGCAATCGTGTTCCGCGATTCATTTACTGCCCGAACTATGGGAATGAATAACTTGTCTTGACAGCGCAAGATATATCTTTCTATTCGTCCGCGCAATATCCTTTATCAATTTTCTCGCATAAAAACGCAATAAAAAACCCCTCAACCATTCAAGGGAGGGGTTTTAGATACTTACTTACATTCACAGCGGCGATCACATTATTTGACCATTGCCGCTGAAATCTTCGCCAATCCTTATTTTCTTCACCACGTTCATTTTTCCAAAGCATTGCGAACGGGAAAAAACCTGCATCAATAGTTTGGTGTATTCTTTTTTCAGCACTATCAAAAGTATCTCGCGGGTGTCCGATCAATACGTAGCATCGTGCTTTTCTGTTTCTTATTGAAATTCCGGCCTCATTAAGTAGTTTTCCGGCATGCATTAACGGATCAAGATCATCAGGGGTATCGTATGCGCAAAATAATTCTTTCATTCGAATTGACTTAAATAACTCTACGTGCCACGGTTGAATTAATTTCGCTTCTATTCCGCCTGAAAATGAAATAGGTTCTTTCTGCCTTTTCAGCATTTCAAAAACCTGTCTTATATGGTTTTCGGAACAGGACAATAAGTTATCATCCTGAATGATATTGCCGTCATTTATCGGCAACTCTCTAATATTCCCATCCCGCTTCCATACGTTGCAAAACCAACACTTATTTGGGCAGCCCCTTGAAGTAATCGTAAATCCTTTTTTTAGGTATTTTCCTGGAATAAACTCATGCCCTATAGTATTAAGTGCCGGGCCTCCGATTTCGCAGGGAGCAACCGCCGACCATGCCTTAAATAACTTTTCGGCTCCGGGAATATCCCACGTAAAAGTAACTGATATTTCTATTTTATCCGCTGTGTCAAATAATTCAGGCATCCTACCTATGATAACATTTTCATCGTCGGGAGTTGCCCTTGTTTTGCGTGGAAATATTCTTAAAGTTTTCATGCTGCAATATACAATCAATTCGAATATCAAATTTATGTTCTACAACATAAAAAACAGGAAGCACCAAGTTTACCTTGATGCCTCCCGACCCAAAAAACAACGCTATGAACGCTGATTCACCGGACTTTCCGGCATGAGTTTAGGATTTTCTTTAATCCATATCGTACATACCTCGTAAAATTTCAGGCATAGACTAACCTTGTGCGGTTCTTGTGTCCAATACGGGCAGTCTTTCGCGGTTTTGCGGGCGCAGGGTTTAGGTTGATTCATGGCCTATAATTAGGTATAGTTAACGAACAGAACTGCACAAATAAGCCGCGCATTCTAAAAAATATAAATTCATCTTCAATTTTATCTGGAAAAGCAAGGGCATCTTCTGTTTTTAAATATGATTGCGATGGTGCAAAATTCTTTTCCATTAATGCCATATAAATCTTATCTTGATCAATGACAATTATAGGAACTAAATGTTTTTTTTCTTTAAGAACAGATCGTTTCCAGTCGTAATTGTCAATAATGTAAGTTTTTAACTTATCAATTACAGCCTGATACTTTGCATCATACACTACATTTACCCACACATTCAGGTATGGTAGTTCTATTCCTGTCGATTTAATATTGATTGCTTCCATCACTCAATAGATTTTAGTACAACATTAACGAACTTTTCCAAATCGGTACTAAGTGGCACTTTATCGACCTCTTTAGTCCGTGAGTAGCCATGTGCCGGTGTGTAGCGGAATCTCGCGGCAAACGTAGTCGAGCCGTAACTTGACGTTGTTTCTCCGTAGAACTCAACGACTACCCCGATTTTACCGCACAGGTTGCGCAGGGTTGCTTCGGTTGTGGTCATTTCTCCCGACAGTTTACAAGTTTATTCAAAACAGACGATCTTTCTATTGTAGTCATATTCGCCATTGCTTCAATAATTTGCTCAATAGTGTATGAGTTTGGGTCATTTTCGGCAATCAAAATACCGTCCGTAGAAAAGACTTGCCTAATAGCCCTAATAGGACTGTCTTCTTTTCCGCTTCCCCTTCTTGCGACAGTTACATCTATCGCCTGAATTAATTTCGCGTTGTTCATTTTTCATCCGGTTTTAGTCGTTCAAGTTTATCCGATTTAATCTTCTCTGATGCGTGGTTAAGTTTCAGTTCACGATGCCAGGAAGATTCGTAGGTGTCGATTTTAATAAGCGTTTCGTTGACGATATGCAAACTGTCATTCGCCCTAAACAGGCTATCGTTTTGCGTTGTTAGTACCAGTTTATCAGCGTCCTTGCCGTCATTAATCATAACGACCGCAACGATCCCAAGCATAAGTAACAGGCAAATCGTTGACATTATCCATCCGTAAGCGGATGAGGGAGGCAGGGGGCAAGGTTCTGAGCCTTTAGCGCAATAGATGTAAGTCTGTTGTGTAGTTTAGTTGTACCGGCTCCTTTCCCGATGATACGGGCAATTAAAGCACGTGGTTACTTCGGTTTTCTCTTTCATGATTCATCTACGTTAAAGTTAAAAAGTACCACAAAAACCGCTATTGCGGCACAAATATAAACCGCCGTACCCCTAAGAAAACCATCCCATTTACCGGGATCAAGTTCCCACGTTCCTGCTGATAAAATTAGATATGCTGCTAAAAACACAGCAATGCACTGAATGAGTGTTTTAATATATTTTTTCATAGCCGTAGGGGTTAGAAGGGAAGATCGTCCGTTTTTCCGCTCAAATCTTCTGCGCTTGGCTCGTTCAGCGGGTTAGCCTGTTGCTGTGCCGGTTGGTTAGTCGCTCCGGTTGGCTTCCAAGTGTCAACCGTTACTGTGTGGGTTTTTCCCCATTGATCAGCCTGTTTCATTTCGGAAACCTCAAGATTAATGTACTTCTTGCCGTTATTTGCGGTTGTGATGTGTTCGGCCGGTAAGTCAGTCAGACAGATGCTCAATTTAATGCCGTAGTTGGACTTTTTGCCCTTGCCTACGTAGATTTTTGGTTCACTCATAGCGTTTATTTTTGGTTACACAAATTTAAGGTTTTTCGGGGAGACGGCAAAATTTAATTTACAACCTCATACTGTTTCCGCTCCCTGCCATTATACCGACCCTTCACAGCGCACTCTTTAATCAGTCGTTTATCCCGCAACTCCCTAAGTGCATTTCCCACCTGATCTTTATTGCACCGCGTATTATCGACCAATTCAGCCGCAGTTATCCGCTTTCCGTGCTTGTTCATTGCGATAAACACGGTGTTGGCGTTGGTTGTGAGTTGGTAGGCCGGGATCATAGTTTCTCTGCTTTATCGGTGATCGTCTGACAGAACTCATTAACGAGTAGCTCAACCTCGCGTTTGATCGGATCGGGTAACGGGTTTTCGTATGAGTTGCCTTCAATGTCATAAATACACTTAATCCCGTAAGTGAAATCAATGCAGTTCGGCACTTTTGCGCTGTCATGATCAAGCGAATTTGAATCACCGTAAAATAACGCTACCCACTTCTCGCCAACTCTAGCGGTTATTGATAGGTAAGCTATTGCTACATGCTTAAATTCTGCGCTATTCTTGCTTTCTGCGCTGTCGAGTTGGATCTCGAAACTGACGATGTTATAGTTGGTTTTCATAGCGTTGATTTTGATATTGTCAAAGATACATCGGTTTTTTACAGGATTCAATGATAAAAGTCATGTCGGAATATGTTGTAGAGCAGAAAAACGGCCTATTTTTCAAGTCCGAATATCTTTTTGTCGGTAATTAACGGCCGGATGCGTTCATTCTCAAGGAACTCAATCATCTGCTCTGCCTTTGCGCGAATCTCCGCCTGATACCTTTCTTTCAGGTAGGGGTAATATTCGCGGTACAGGTTAGAAAAATCGGTAACGGTGTATTCAAAACCGTCAACGAACACTCCCATCTGCTCAAGGCAAAACGGATAAATACGGTGTTGCCAGTTCGCGGAAAACTTCGGGAAGGTATAATTCCCGGTTGTCTTAATGTCATACGCCATATTATACAGCAGTTCGTCAATGTACCCGTACAATTCAACCGCTCCGTACTTCGTTTCGATCTGAGCAACGCAGAACACTTGACGGGATGCCCCGATGAACTGCAAAGCGAATTCTAACGTCAGGGCCTTATTGAACATGAAGGAATAATCCTTACCCGTACGCGACTTGTGCGGGTAAATAATCACGTCTTCTGATGGAAGGAACTGGATAGTATTGTCGTTGGCGATCTTATCAACCAAGTCATTGAAGGCCGTTCCACGTTCAGCGGGTTCACTCTCAAATGGTACGCGGTTTATTTTGTCGATAAACTCACGTTCGGCCGTGTCTGATTCACTCGACAGATAATAGTCGAATGAATCAAACAACGATGCGTAAAACTTATACTGCGGTTTCATACGCCTTTGATTTGGGGTTGTACTTCAAATTTAAGGATGCACACTTTTCGTTCAGCCGGATAGCGGCCAAGTGCTTTGAATCCCAAATGTGAATGATCGACGTTGACCATGTGATAAACTCCGATGCGGTTTTTGAATCTGCAACACGGTCAATATTCTCACCGATCAGTTCAATAAGTGCGTTATACTCTCCGGCCGTCTGTTTACGGTCTTCAAGTGCTGACTGGTATGTAGTGACGATCTGCTGAAAGAACGTGTTTTGTTTGTCCTTTGCGTCCGGTATCTCAATAACCGATTCAAGGCGACAGGTGTTTTTACCGTAGAACTTTTCGCAGGGGTCGAACGAAATAGTGCGCTTCTTGCCTGATGCTTCCATGTAACCCACAAGGTCAAGTTCCTTAATCAGGTCACCGGCTGAGCTTCCCCCGATCTCAGGACGGATAATACGGTCGTCCCCGTTTTTTTCTTCACGGTCGTGGGCCACAAATATAACGTGCTTACCCATTACCGATACCTGTTTAAGAAAGTTGATAAACATTGATTTGCGGGTTCCATACCCCTGTAAAGCAAGTGAACCATCTTTTTTACCGGCCTTCGGGTCTTGCCGGATAATGTATGCACTCATGTAGTCAAGCATCTTCCCGGCCGTGTCGATTACGATTGTCCGGTATGCGCTCAAATCCTCTTTCATGACTTCCTGAACGTCCTCCCACTTGGTTATCTGTACGGTGTCAGTTTGATGAACCGGTGCTATACGGTGAACCCCACCGTCAAAGTCGAGCAGTAGCGGACTTGGTGCGCTCAATGCTGCGGTTGTCTTTCCGATACCGGGTTGCCCGTAGATAAGGGCCTTGATGTTGCTTTGTACAACAAGTTCAAAAGGTTTTCTGATAATGCTCATAGCTTCTTTTGGTTTTAATGTTTTTAATATCCAAGTTCTTTAGCGTAGTCGATGATTGACTTTTCAGTATAATTCGCCAAATCATCGGCAATGCTAAGTAGGTTAGCAATAGTGTCCTCAACCTCTTTTGTGTCACTTTTGAAAATGGTAGTACTTATCTCATCTACCTTAATTTCAATAAATGCGTGGGTTCGTCTTGCTGTCAGTTTCATAGCTTCTTTGGTTTTAATGTTCACAAATTTAACCTAATTCCCCGTCAGAATCAATGACTTTTGACAGGTTTTTTTATGTTGTGTAGCAGGTTTTTTACTCAATTACTTCAATACTTCACACAGCAACTTTTACCCCTGATATACCCTTATTTAGATATATGGTTAAAATAGACTTAATCTATTCGAGCCGCTATTGTCGTAACCATCCCCCCTGTCGGATGCCTTGCCTTGTTTGACATTTCTGTATCAGGTGCCTGTCGTCAAGTTGTCAGACGTTGCAGGACTTTCAGCAAGTAACTCACTACGCTCATTTCCGATTTTTGTTCTGCTCCGGTACGATGCCGGGCGATCAGTATCCCGTCCGAACTGATCTATGACGCTTAGTGTAAAAATAGAACCCCATCAGGGACGGCTGACAGGGTTCAAAAGGTACAGTACAACTAGGAGGCTGATTCTGTCCAATATTTTTACCCTTTCCGTCCAAAGGATTCTTTTAAACAAAGAACGCAAAGTACAAAGATAGGGTTTTTTGATACCGGATGCAAATTTTCAAAGAACTATTTTACACTTTTCGACAAATTCACTTTACAAATTTAGACAACATTTCCGCATAAAGCAATAGCGAAAATATGTTTAAGAGCAGGTTTCTAAGTTCCAAAAATCAGGGGTAATCTCGTCCGTCAGGTCTTCGTTCGGTAATGGCGGCATTACACCAAAGCAATCATCAATATACATCCGGCATCGTTCAGCGTAGTCTTCAAACTCGATTGTTGTCATTTTCGCGGTGGATCCTCCGACAATAATCGTCTTCCCCAGGTCTTCGTTAAATTCATCAACCGGATTGCACGCCCGTTTTAACTTCTCGTGAACCTCCGTATCTGTCAGCCATTCGCCCGACACATCGTAATTAAGTCGGGTGAACCATCGAACGATTACGCCCCAATAGTACCGGTTCTCATTATTGCTCCGGTTCTTTCCGGCAACTGATAGCGTGAGTTTAATATCGTAGCCGGTGAACGCCTTAACGTCACGAATAAATTGAATACGATCCCATAACTTGAGAGTGCCGTCAATCGGGACGTTACCATAGTGCGTTATTTGGCGGGGTTTTGGCATTATACCATCCGTTTAACCATATACCCATTAACCA